ATATGTGGAGTGACGGTCTTGTTGGTAATCCTAGAGAAATATATGTCGATAAAGAAAGAATATCTGTTGTTGCCTTATATAAGCAGAACACAGAAACAAATGGACTGTATGAATATCGATGTTTTATTAAAGATCAGTCAAGCATGACAGATTTGCCAAAAGCTTTTTTACGAATTGATAAATTCGATACCAGCAATGATCTTATGACACGAGCAAATAGTACAGTATTTGTTTATGATGCTCCAGACAGTATTGAATCCGGAGATGTTCTTGTCCTATATGATCCAAAAGGCACAAGTATATATAATGGTGTAATCAAATCGATCGAGACTGAGAATGAACATGAAAAGAAGATAATCTGTTCGCAAATGCAGTCTTTTTATAAAGGTCAATGGGTCTACGAGAAAGGTGAGTCTCCTCCGGCGTCTTTTAATAATAGCTGGTTCTTTGAAAAATTTGCTGCTGTAGGTAGTGAATTTCCGCATATAGATGATGTTGATGCTTTACCGGTTACTTCAAGCACTACATATAATGACAATTCTATTTCCACGAAGTTAAATGCAGGTGATAATTTCACAGCTAGAGCTACAACTTATGTTTGGTGCAGTAAACCAACAAAAGGAAATGTATCGTTTATAACAATTCAAAATGGTGCTGTATATTTGAACGGTCAGCAGCTTGCAGAATTGACAAGCGGACAAGAGTCAATGTGCGAAGTTCAATTTGTTAAAGGTATGAATAAGCTTGTTGTTCTTTATCGTAATGATACAGGTGATGACGGCTTTAATGCATATCTCAATTATGAAAGCTATCCATCATATGACAGTACTAAAAAATATTCGGTTGGTGATTATGTCGGTTATTCAAACACATTATATCGATGCAAAACTGCTATAACAACGCCTGAGAAGTGGACTGCCGATCATTGGACTGCTGTCAGCAATGCAGATAGGATGAAGTTAAGAATTAGTAATCTTCAAAATGTTCTTGGAATTAATTCAACAGCTGCGACTGATTTATATTTGGAAAAGTGTATAGATAACATTGTTAAGTATTATTCAGACGGATATATTGTCGGCAGTGATTATCGTGATCCTAAAGTTGCTCAGCGTCTTTCAGGAATTACTTCAAGATATATTGGATCAACTCTTGTTAATTTACCAACAAATCCTGTTGGCGAAACAATGGACTTTGAAGATTTTATCTATTATTTATATGAACACTATGGAATTATATTTGAGTTTGAGATAAATGTAAGCGGTCCGAATTATGTAACAATAAGAATTCCTGATTATGATCCGGTAAAAGTTGGAGATAATATCTTCGCTATTACTAAAATGAACCCAGTTACAACGTCGGAAGAAACTAATAGATTGATTATATTTGCTAGTGATAATGTTACTTATAGAGCAACATGGGTCGCTACAGAAACCGGTGTTTATGAAGCTACTGTTGAAGAAGCTACACGAATGAAAACAACAAATACTGAAATTGTTTTCAGTGATGATCCGATTTCAGATATTGTTGCAAGTAATTTGCCAAATCAAATGTATAACCATCATATCAGTTTTACTCTTCTTTTGAAGAATTTTGTTTATGATTTCGATGAGTTTAAATTAGGCGGTCCGTTGCAAATTTATACAATTAATGACTATTACGATTCTGTATTGACTGGATATGAAATTTCTAAAGATTCTAATACAAATATTAGCGAAGTAGATTTTATATGCGGTAAGGTTAGACAGAAACTTACTCAGTTATTAACTTTGAAAAAGATTTAGGAGGGCTATATGATTAATGAAAAAAAGTTTTCTCAATATGGTCTTCCTAGATCTATTGATGATATTCGTGGAATAACAATTCATGAAACAAACAATTTAACAATGACTCCAGATGATTATCTGGATTTTTTTAATAATGAATTAAATTTGCATAGCACTTACCATTATATTGTTGATAATAAGACAATTGTACAGTTAATGCCAGATGATTATATGGTATATCATACTGGCAAAAACAAAGATTGGGGAGATCAATATTCAATAGCTATTGCAGTTTGCTCAAGCTTGAATGATTCTGTCTTTGAACAGTCATTGTCCAATGCAATTGATTTGATTAATAAGTTACTCGAGGCTTATTCAATCGATAAATCAAAAGTCTATTTTCACAGGGATTTTAATCCACGTGTTTATGATCCAAAAAGGCTTCTAGATGAATTCGAAACATCTAGAAATTTTATTTATCAGAAACTTTAAGGAGGTTTGATTTTATGGCTGTACAAACAATTTATGAAGTCGGCGAAGAAAAAGACGGTAAGATGCTATATCAAATCGACGCAAAGTACGATGCAGCTGTTTATGCGTTGGCTATTGAAGATTGCATTTGCCAAGGCATCGGAGATGAGTTTAAGTTGAATTATGCAAGTGATAGTCTTAATGCATATTTTAACGAAGGAAGTGAAGCCGTTATTGGAGGCTCGTTTTTCAAAATAACTAGTTTGCATAGTATTTCTCTTCCCGCTAACTCAACATTTTATCTTTGCGCTACAATTGATTTAAGTGCTCAAAATGGGTATAAAGGACAATTTAGTATCTTCCCGCAGCTTACTAATATCCGCAATGGAAATTTAAATGGATCTGGAAGTGCTAGAGATTTAGTTTTGTATCAGATTACTACAAGTTCTAGCGGTGTTACATCTGTTGTAGATAAACGTGTTGTTAGAGGTAAAAGTACTTCAATTTCTGGTATTAGCTTAGGATTATCTGGTTCAACAGGATCACAAGTGTTTTCAGCTACTAATGGAGGAACAACTATAAAATTTCAGGTTATTTCAGAAGCGAATTATAATAAATTATCCACCAAAGATTCAAATACACTTTACTTTATTCCGGAGAGTTAATAATGCCTTTATATTTAGGTAACAAAGAAACTGATAAAGTTTATCTTGGTGGAAAAGAAATCGCTCAGATTTATTTGGGAAATAAAGAAATATGGACAAATATTAAAGTTGTTAGACTTGGATCTGGTAAATCATGGAATATTAAACAATTATATCCGCATTTATATAGTAAACTTACAGCAGATAATTTCTTTGCGTTAACGGCAAATGCTGTTGGTGGTGACATTGGAATTAGAATGGACCCTAGCGATGACCGAGAAACGCATACATTCGATTCATGCATTTATAAAAGCTATGATCCTAATACTGGAATGCTTTATGTATATAGTAGAATGATGGATCATGATAGGCAATTAGGATCTGCGGATGCTAATGTTGTAATGATTACCAAATTAGATAAGCTTATTCCTTTGAATGGGAATTTTAACGTTTCTGGATATAGTGGTTATAAGAATTTTACAGAAGATAATTTTCTTATTTCCTCAACCGGAGTTGCACATTTCTATAACTCATTTTATCCGCAATCTTATCCATATAGTGGCGGCGGACATGCAACTGGATATTTGAAGAAAACATATAATAAAAATACTGGAGTTCTTGAATGCTACTGGAAACAAGATTCACATAATACAGATGATGTCTATAATTGGTTTAATGGTAGTGCTACTGCTGGATGTACTGTTTATTTAAATCCGGAAGGTCTGAAATGAAGTACGAAGTAATCACAGATAGAGAAGGCTATTGTGTTATTATTCGTCATACTGGTACTAAGTTGGATTATGTAGAGTTAGATCTCAATAAATATGATTTAACTGATGGACGAATAAATGCATATAAGTTAGGAAAGAATGAGCTTATATTTGATAAATCAAAATGGAGCTCTATGAAAGCTAAAGAAACGGTTACAGCTAATGAGCAAAATATTGCAACTTTAAAAGAAAGACTTGCAGAAACAGACTACATTGCTGCTAAATGGCTCGAAGAAATAATCGCATTAGATAACCCATTAACTTGGATTAGAGATGTAATATCAATTAATATCAAATACTCAAAAGAGTATCGAGATACGATAAGAAAACGTAAACTTTGGCGAAAAAGAATAAAAGAATTGGAGGGATAATTCATGAGCGATAAGCGAATAACAGAATTAGAATTACTTACCGAATTATCCGGCGAGTATTATTTAGTAGTTGACGATGGTGTTAAATCTAAAAAATACAACATTACTCCAATTATTCAGGATCAAATAAAGTTGGCTGGAATTGAATCCGGCTCACAGGCAAATTTAATTGAAAAAATAAAAGTCAATGGTCAAGAAGCTCGTATAGGAACAGATAAATCTGTTGACATTAGTATTCCTATTTCAAAAATTCTTAAAAATGGAGCAGAAGTTACTCCTGATGAAGATCATTTCGTTAATTTAAAAGTCATGGAGTTTGTCGAAACTCCTACTCCAGCTGATATTACTGTTACTGACGGCCATGGTCAAGTATACGATTCTGGCATAAACATTAAAGAAATCAAGGAACTCCGTACAGATTCCGACGGTACAACTCATGCAACGATAAAAGTGTCAAGAGATGCCGATTTACAGAAGTTGAAAAATGCTGATACTGCTGCTAATTCAAGAATCGACACTGTTAATACAGAGATTACAGATGCTCGAAGAGGAGCTGATGGAACTTTGTATAGTAATGTCGGTACCGCAATTCGTACTCAGGTCAACACTTTAACTGATGAACAGGCTTCCATGGCAAATGACTTTGCCGATATGGGAACTGATATCGATGAGATCAATACCTCACTCTTAACCTATGTCAACCGTGGCTATGTTGAAAATGGTATTGCCTATTTCATGCACGACGATGAAGAACTATTCCAGATCACCGGTATCGGCGGTGGTGGAGGTGGTGGAGGTGGCGGCGGAAACAACGCCGTTATCAAAGTCACAAACAATTCTGGATGGTTAAGTAAGACTGTCGGTGCTGGCGCAAAAGTAAACATCAAAATAGGGTGGTCTTCTCTTGAAGATGAAACGCCTACTGGTGATGGTTCACTTACAATTAGAGTAAATAATACTGTTAAAGCCACATTCGATGTTAAACAAGGTGAAGTTACTACTGATGTAACAAACTTTTTAGAGGCTGGCTCTAATAAGATTCGATTCACTGTAGCTGATGTTTATGGTAATACATCAAGTATCATCTTCTCAGTTCAGGTAGTTAACCTTGATTTAAAGAGCTCATTTGACCCAAGTATTATTTACAGTGCAAAAGATTATATTGTCTTCCCATATACTCCAACAGCTTCTACAACAAAGACTATGCACTTTGTTGTTGATGGAACTGAGGTTGCTCAGGCGATTGTCAATGTATCTGGAAGACAGCAGACACAAGTATTAGAGCCTTTAACTCATGGTTCTCATACGATCTTGGCATACTTTACAGCTGATATCGATGGTGCTGAAGTAAGTTCTAATGAACTGTTCTATGATATTGCAGTTTCTGATGATACAAGCGATACTCCAATTATCACAAGTTCATTCAGGGATACCAATGCTGTTCAGTATCAGACTATAGCTATTCCTTATAAGGTATACACACCGAACGATTTAAAATCTGAAGCAAAACTGTATGCCAATGATACATTGCTTAGTACCTTGTCTGTTGATAGAACAGAACAAATCTTCTCATACAGACCAGACGTCGTTGGGAATTTGGTTCTTAAAATCGTAAGCGGATCAGTTTCAAAGACTTTCAATATTGTTGTCGGCGATTCCGGTATTGATATTGAACCTGAAACTAATGATCTTGCCTTATATTTAACAGCTCGTGGTAGAAGTAATTCAGAAGCAGATCCGTCAATTTGGAAATACAATGATATTTCTGCACAGTTAACTGGCTTTGGATTTGTCTCTGATGGTTGGATAACTGACGAAAATGGCTATACATCTTTACGTGTATCTGGTGATGCCCGAGTAACAATTCCGTACAAGGCATTTGCTAAGGACTTCAGAGGTACAGGTAAGACAATCGAGTTTGAGTTTGCAACAAGAGATATTCTTAATTACGATTCAACGATCATGTCATGTATGTCTGGTGGAAGAGGCTTCGAGCTAACTGCTCAGAAGGCTTATCTGAAGTCAGAACAGTCAGAGATCTTAACACAATATAAGGAAGATGAGCATATTCGTGTTTCCTTTGTTGTAGAAAAGAGATCTGAAAACAGACTGATTTATATTTATACGAATGGCATAATGTCAGGTACTGTACAGTATCCAACGGATGATGACTTCTCACAAGTTGATCCTGTTGGAATTACCATTGGTTCAAATTACTGTACTACTGATATTTATAATATTCGAGTATACGACAATGATTTGAGTAGATTCCAGATTCTTGAGAACTGGATGGCTGATACTCAGAACATTGAAGATCTGTTATACCGTTATCATCACAATGATGTTTATGATGAATACGGTCAGGTCGCAATCGACAAGCTGCCAAGTGATTTACCTTATATGATCATTAACTCGGCAACCTTACCACAGTATAAAGGTGATAAGAAGACGGTTAATGGCTCTTACACAGATCCACTTAACCCAGATAAATCATTTACATTCAGTGGATGCCAGATGAATGTTCAGGGTACTTCATCAGCAGTTTACGCCAGAAAGAACTACGATATGCAGTTCAAAGGCGGATTTATGGTGAAAGGACAGAAAGTCGATAATTACGAACTTGCAAGCGGAATCGTTCCGTTTAACAGGTTTGTTCTTAAGGCCGATGTCGCTTCATCTGAAGGTGCTAATAACGTGGAATTAGTTAAGCTGTTCTGTGATATTACACCGTATAAGAGAAGAGAACAGGAAGCTGATCCTAGAGTAAGACAGGGTATTTACGGCTTCCCGATCGTATTGTTCTGGAATAACCTTTCTACTAATAAGATCACTTTCATGGGTAAGTACAATTTCAACTTACCGAAGAGAGCTCCTGGTCCTTACGGTTATTCAGGAAATATGGAATCATGGGAATTTCAAAATAACACCTCAAATCTGATGCTGTTCAAGACAGATTACTTCGATGAGACAATGGTTCTCGATCCAAGTACTGGTGAATCTAAGGAACAGTGGAGATATGACTATGAGGCAAGATTCCCATCAGATGAGTGGACTAATTATGCTAAGCTCCAGGAATTGGAGTCTTTTATTTATTCCACTTATCGAGCAGAAGCAACTGGAAATGCTTTACCTCAGGCTGTAACTTACGATGAAGTTGAGTATACAACCGATACAGCAGAGTACAGACTTGCTAAATTTAAGAACGAATTTGGTAACTATGCAGAGATTAATTCATTTATCTTCTACTATCTGTTTACTGAATTGTTCTTGATGGTTGACTCAAGAGCGAAGAACTTATTTATTGGTTTCTCCGGTTCAGATACAGATCCTACTAAGGTGACTGCTATTGATCGTAAAGCTGTTGCAGAACCTTACGATATGGATACTGCTATCGGTATTAATAACGAAGGTGCGTTGGCATTTGATTATTCTCTTGAAGATACCGATCAAACATCTGGCGGAGCAAATGTATTTAACGGCCAGGATTCAGTTCTTTGGTGCAATCTTCGTGATTCTTTCCCTGTCCAGATTCAGCAGATGTATCAGACTTTAAGATCTGGTTTGATCCTGAATTATGACAGTGTTGAGAAGAGATTTGAAGACCACCAGAACAAATGGCCAGAAGCAATCTTCAATGAGGATGCTTATTTCAAGTATCTTAAACCGCTTATTGACGATGGCACTGGTGTGTACTTAGCTATGCTCCAGGGCTCTAAGTCAGAACAACGTAAGTGGTGGCTTTATAACCGATTCAGATACATTGACAGTAAGTACAATGCCGGCGATGCTT